AAATGACACAAAACCAACTAGCCAATAAAATGCGCTCTATGTTGTGCGCACAGATTCACGAAAACGGCGGCTGCATGCCTTATACGCCTGAGGGCGTTGCGATTATGGATATACAGTTTGATTTACTGTGGGAAGAAATTTACGGCTATTTGCCGCATGGGGGTTAGCTACCCCCTAACCTTATCGGGGTGCATAGCAAAATACGCTTCACCCCGTTTACGCTGTCTTTCTATAAGTTTCTTCTGCGTTGGTTCACCGTCAATCAAAATCACCTCAACGGTGCTGCACAAACACGAGATCATATTACTCCCCTCCGACCACCAAAGTCTCTGCTCCTCCAACGTATACAGCTTACCATGCCTCGATGCATGACTCGGGCGCGTACTATCAACTAGAGCGCTCACATGCATCTGCCTAACCTCTAGCCCTAACCTATCGCGCACATCCTTAGTCTGCTCATAACGCGCTTCGGTGAAGCTGTGGTTTACTTCTGTTCGCGCAATACGTAACGCCCGATAACCCTCAATTTGGTCAAACTTCTTACGTATATCACGCGCAATAGTTCGCGGCGATTGACCAAGCGCGACACCTTCACCAAGTATGCGCCCCAAGTCGGTAGCCGCTTGACCTGCAAAGCCCTTCATATTCTCAAACGCGCGTGCCGCTATGTTATCGAATCGCTGTGCGTATTCTGGCGAGGTTAACACGCTATCAAGATTCAGCAGTTCAGCCCTGTCAGGCGCAACCGACTCGGCCAATGTCTTTAATCGGCTAAATGCTTTCACTGTACCTTGCTGCCATGCGCTACCAAGGTATTCAGACAAAAACCAGCCACGACTAAACGTTTCTAGCTCTAACGCCTGATAGAAATATAGTTGCAACTCATCGAACAAAGACGCTAAGCGATCAGGGTTGACTCTGTACTCGTAGCGCGTTTTGTTAATCGTTATCGACTCAACGGGAAAGCTATCAAGTATTTGTAACACTGGCTCGCGTAGACTGCGTATACGACGGCTTATCTCACGTTTTGCGCGCAGACGGTTTCCCGCCTGTCCTGTCGGGTCTTTTTCGAGTCGTGTGGGGATGATGCGTTTAGTCATCTAGCGAATCCGCTATCCGATTAGCCCAACTACGCCCAGCGTCACCACCCCATAACTGCCACGCTATCCACCCGTTAGTTGGACCGCCGTCACTTTCTTTCTTGTTAGGGTCGCGGTTTTTCTCGTGTCGTGCAAAGAATGACACCATGCGATTAATCGTGTCCGTACTAACACTTGCACCGTTAGACAAGTCACGCGCACGTGCTATACCGACAGTCGTACCGCCTCGCCCGTATTTGTCGCGTAAATCTAAACCCTTCTGCGCCGCATCCTGTACGCCTTGTGGCGGTTTATGACCGCCTGCGTTAAATGCGCTTTCCTCGTCGTCGAAATCCTCGGGTAGGTCGCTTTCTTCTTCTGCGCTTTCTTGTTGATAGCCTGCAATTAATCGCAATTCTTCAACCGTGAACACCTCTTGCGCCATATCCTTGTTAATCTTGCTCATCTTTTCGGCAAGGTCTAGTTTGTCGCCGTCACCTGGTGCGAGCAAATCATCCCACTCAACTGTATATTCCTGCTGTTCAATAACACCGTGCGCGATAAACCAATCAATAACAGATTCCATCATCTGTGTACACCACGACTCGCGGCGCGATTGCATGTTTGACAGCGTGAATATTCCGTCTTGGTCGGATGCCAAGCGCCCCTCTTGCGAGCCTACCAGCAACTTAGACGCAACGCCCACCGACGCACTGAACGATTGCAATGCAATCATAAACGGGTTTTGCGGGTCAGACATGGCAACGCTTAATACTTTAGGGTCTAGGCCGCCTAGCATTAGGTGCTGGTCTAAGCCTTCAACGAAGTCCTTAATGGCTTCGTCCATTCCGTCAATTTCATCTTGTGTTAACGGTGGCGCGTCCTTGTTCGTGTTGCTGTAAACGGTTTTCATTGCCGCAGACTTCCAGAAACCTTCGCCACCTGCGCCGATAATCTTTTCCATGGTAACCAGGTCATTGAAGCCACGCTTTAACGCTGGGCGTCCGTATATGCTGTCATCGTCCGCACCCTCGGCAAACACAATAACACGGCTGTGATGTATGTGTACCGACTTGTTGCGGTTATCTTGCTCGCGGTCCTCACCAATAGCGCTTTGGTCTAGCTGGTACATAACAGGTTGACCGTAACGCGGCGAACTTGTGTCGTTATCCCATTCAACGGGTCTTAACTGCTCTTGATACAGCGGAATGAGTTTAGCGATATTGTTGCGACCGATGCGCCCTAGTGGCTTTTGCCAATCGGCTTGTTGCGCTGTGCCTTGCACTTGAATAGCTAGTGCGCCGTATTCGCCGATGCGCTGGTATTCGTCACATAGTTTAAGCTTGCGCCACAGCTTTAACGACTTAAATAACTTGCTTATTTCTGTTTCCCACGGCGTATCTTCTTCGCGCTTTTCAAACTCCGCAGCTTCGCCTTCACGTATAGCAGGGTAAGTTTTCCAGCATTGTTCAACAGGAATCGTAATACCTGCACTAGCAATACCAAAGCGCTCAGACATCTGAAAATAATCGTTAAATTCAAGCGTATCTTTATAGCCATAGTCGCGCCATGCTTGCCCGTGTTTGTCGTCGCGGGTGCCGTAAATGTCGCGTAGATTGCTAGTAACGCGGTCCGCTAATGCGTTGATTGCTAACTGTGTTCGTTGTTCCATAAGTCTGTGCGCCTGTTATGCGTAATGTGGTTAGTATATCAGCGTTTACGTGAAGGTACTAGGATGCCTGATGCCGCCCTATTCCTAACAAGTGGCGCTAATGCGTAGCGTAACGCATCAAGGTAGTGATTGTTCGCGTCCACTATCTGAGGCAATACATCACCCGTTAACTTGTCCACTTTGTAGCTGTAAAGCCTAGTCTCTCTTATTAGCTCTTTGCATCTGGGGTGTATGTAAATCTGCTTGTAGCTTCTAAGGTGTTTAACACCATCCTCTACACTACCAGCCCACTTTTTAACGCCTTCACAACGCCTTAATCCGTGCCTTTGAAGATAGCTTATTGATTCTGGTCTCGCTGAGTCCGACCTTACAACGTGTGAATCTATACCAGGTATTCTGGACGATAGAAAGTTAGCCGTTTCATCTAGCTCTAACCCTACCTTTCCAGCCTCATAGTCAACCCATAAGCATTCGTCCTTTACCCACGCTCTGACGCCTGCGGTCGGGTCCTGACTGAATCCAAAGTCCAAGCCGTAATAAGGCCCATTCCACAATGGTAATTCATTATCTGGCACCTCGAAGTCTTTAATCGATACCTTTCCGTTCAATACTTGACTGTCTGAATTTTCAAGGTAAGCGCCCTCCCAAACCCACGCATAAGTGGCAGGGTCTAGGCGCTCAAGGTCGTTAAGCCTTTCAGCGTCTAGCACATCGGGAAACCATGGATTATCACTGTAATTTATTTCCGTAACAATGGCGTTACTAGGTGAATTTTTACGAAATCGCAAGTCGGTAGGGCTTCCGTCCAATTCTGGGTTGTAAGTTACCCAAATTTCCGAACCTTCCTCGCGCACCGTTGGCAATAGCTTACTGTACGCCGTTTCGCTTACGCCCTCGGCTTCATCTATCCAGCATATCAGTATTTTTGCTTTTGATTTAAGGCTGTCTATGTTGTGGCGCAATCCAGTAAACGTGTACTTTACGCGCCCACACTTTGTACGGATATACTTTTCACCCATGTCAAAGTATGAATCAAGCCAAGGTATCGAACGAATGGCGCTCTTAACCTCTTGCATTGAAGAATCTTCAAGACTGTTCATAAATTCACGAGCGCAAAGTATAACGCCTTCCTGCCCGTTTTCTGCTGCCATGTACGCCCTAACTGCGCTCATAATCGCAAACGTGCGCGTCTTTCCGCTTCCTCGTCCGCCATGTGCAACACGGTATCTAGCATCGCCACTAAAGGTAGGTATGAGCTTTGGGGGAACCTTAATTCTGGTCGTCGTCATCGGGTCCGACTAGTTTTATTGTTGTTGGTCGCATTGAGCCATCGCTCGACTGATGGTCCAAACTCTGCTTGTCCTCATACCCAAAGTTAGCTTTAAGTATATGCCATTGACCAGGTGAATAAGTATCTTTGTTGGCTACTTTTTTGTTTAGCCAAGCCTCAATGAACAGCGTTGCTCTATTTGCTTCATGTTTGTATTCAGGGTCCTTTCTATAATCAAATATCGACTGCTTTGAAGAAAACCCCAAATGATAAGCAAGCCCCGCAATACTAGGCGCTTCATCTAGCGCGTTACACTCATCAAAATATTCTTTCGCCCTCTCTTTAAACTGCTCTGGCGTTAGCATCTTTTTTCTTCCTCTTCGTCTGCCTTTGTGCGTAACCTCAACTGTACCCACCCTGCATGTTTTGCTGCCTGATTTCATTTAGCACTCTGACACAGTTATCACAGCCGTGTAACAATCCGAACGCGTAGCGGTGGCCCATTCCCAGTGAACATCGTGCCTGCCTACTGTAACGCCCTCAAAGAAAGCTTGGAGCACGTTACCGTTAGACGTTG